GAGGTTGCTACGCCGGATGTCGTTGACATCAACATCGACATGGAGGTAGAGTCATGATCACTTGGACGGGCTGTGATTCCGCGATCGTCGGCGTCGTTGCCCGTTGCGGTATGCCAAGCGTCGTGTGCTACGAGTTCGACAAACTCGTGGAACACTTCGTGTCGCAAGGCATGACCGATGAAGAGGCGATTGAGTGGATTGACTTCAACATCCTCGGCGCATACGTCGGGGAGAACACACCGATGCTCCTGTACAAGGGAGACATCCTTACTTGCGAGGAGATGCTGAATGCCTAAGCACAACAGCCACGAAGATTGGGTGACGTACAACGTTCCGATGGGGATGTGCGAGATTGTCGAGGAGTCGCGTGATGGCAACGCGCTTTACTTCGAGGTCGAGCTCGACGGCGAGAGCATCAATCTCACCGTGTTCCGGTGCGAGTCGGACAGCGGCATTCGCGGCGATAACGACTCCGTGGAGATGGTCATTCCCCTCGACCCGACGATGATGACCCGTCTCCTCAGCATTCACGACACGTTCAAGGAAACGAGAGATGAGCTCTGATATCAATCCAATCGACAAGTTGTGGCAGCTTGATGAGGAGCTCGGCTTGTTCGACTTCGGCAGGGATCCGGAGCCGCATCTTTTCAGGGTCGCACTCATCGACCACATGGGAAGCGATGACACGGTCGTTGACGCCGCCCGCGTCTCGTTCAGCAAGCGAAGGGATCATTACAGCAAGGCAGAGAATGCGAAGCTGATCGAATACCTCGCGAAGCACAACCATTGGTCGCCGTTTGCCCACCCGATGATGTCGTTCCGTATCGCCGCTCCGATCTTCGTTGCACGGCAGCTTGCGAAGCATCAGGTCGGCCTTGCGTGGAACGAGGTCAGCCGCCGCTACATCAAGACCAGAGCGCGAGTCTGGATCCCGAAAGGATTCAGGAAGGCAGCTGACAAGGTCAAGCAGGGCAGCTCCGATGAGCTCGTCCCGAACGAGCGGATCATTCAGGACTACAGGTATGCAGTCGAGTTGGCAATGCGAACCTACGACAACATGATTGCAGAAGGTGTCTGCCCAGAGATGGCCCGTGCCGTTCTTCCGCAGGGCATGGAGACAGAATGGGTCTGGAGCGGATCCCTGTATGCGTTCAGCCGAGTTGTCAAGCTTCGGACGACTGAGTATGCTCAGCGCGAGACTAAGACCGTTGCTCTTGAGATCTCCAAGTACTGCTCTGAGCTCTTCCCGGTTTCGTGGGAAGCGTTGATGAAGAACTGACACACAGGAGGAAACCGTGGTAAGCGTCGCATACTTCGACATTGAAACGAACTACGGCAAGGATTGGCTCAACTTGAGCGACTTCCGAACCGTGCATTGCATCGGTGTCTCCCTCAACGGAGACAGGCCGCAGGGCTTTGGCCCAGATCGACTGAAGGAGGCGATTGAGATCCTTCGGGAGGCGGATGTCGTGATCGGTCACAACATCCTGAGGTTTGATCTTCCGGTGCTCAAGAACGTCTTCGGCTTCGTCCCGAAGGATTCCTTGGACACGCTCATCGGATCTCGACTCGTTTGGCCTGAGATCATCACGCAGGATCTCATCAGAGATGATTTCCCGTCCAAGTTGGCGGGAAGCCACAGCCTCAAGGCGTGGGGACACAGGCTTGGAGTCCTGAAGGGAGACTTCAATGAGACAGGGAGCTTTGACACGTTCTCTGAAGAGATGCTCGAATACTGCTGCAATGACGTTACTGTTACTCGCCATCTTCATGACGCGCTTGTCAAAGAAGCATTCTCCGCTGACTCGTTCCTTCTGGAGCATTCATTCGCCAAAGTGATCATCGAACAGGAGCGGAACGGATTCTGCTTCGATGTCGATGCCGCGAAGGCACTCATGACGAAGCTGACTAGCCGAAAGCTTGAGATTGAAGCAGATCTCAAGAACCTGTTTCCGCCGCGGATCGTGCAGCTCAAGACGAAGCAGAAGATCATTCCGTTCAACCCTGCGAGTCGAGTCCACATCTCTGACGGGTTGATCGCGAAGTATGGTTGGAAGCCCGAGAAGTTCACCGACAGCGGGCGTCCTCAGGTCGATGAGACTGTCCTTGCTGCTCTGGACTACCCTGAGGCGAAGATCCTGTCGGAGTATCTGCTCGTGGACAAGCGTCTAGGCCAGATCGCTAACGGCGACAACGCATGGATCAAGCTTGAGAAGGACGGAAAGATTCATGGTCGCGTCAACACGAACGGGACTGTGACCGGGCGTTGCTCCCACTCTAACCCGAACATGGCTCAGGTTCCCCGTGTCGGTAGCCCGTATGGGGCTGAGTGCCGCGGCCTGTTCACGGCTAGCCCCGGCAACGTCCTCGTCGGCGTCGATGCTTCTGGTCTTGAGCTGCGCTGCCTAGCCCACTTCATGGCGCAGTACGACGACGGGCAGTACGCCCGCCTTGTCTGCGAGGGCGACGTTCATACGGAGAATCAGAAGGCGGCGGGGCTTGAGACGCGCAATCAAGCGAAGACGTTCATTTACGCGCTGATCTACGGAGCGGGCAACACGAAGCTTGGATCCATCGTTGGTGGGGGATCTAAGCGTGGTGCGAAGCTCAAGGAGGACTTCTTCAAGAAGTTCCCCGCGATTAAGCGGCTGAAGAGTCGGATCGACCTGACTCTTCAGCAGCGGTCGTATCTCATGGGTCTGGACAACAGGAAGCTGCACATTCGATCCAAGCACCTTGCCCTGAACACCCTACTGCAATCGGCGGGTGCTCTGTTGGTCAAGAAGGCGACGGTCATTGCCGCTGACGAGTTCGCTAAGCGAGGTCTGAGCGTTCGTCAGGTAGCGCATATCCACGACGAAATTCAGTACGATTGCAAGAAGGGAATTGCAGATGAGGTTGGTAGCATTGCGGTCGAAGCCATCCGAAAGGCCGGGAGAGAGTTCAACTTCCGATGCCCTCTCTCCGGGGAATACAAGGTTGGACGGAATTGGGCCGAGACACATTGATCTTGCCTACGCAGCCGGATTCATTGATGGGGAGGGCTGTTTTAGATGGTCAAGAACCGCAAGAGTCTCAGTAAAGACGACCTATCCGCATGTTCTACGGTGGTTGCAGCACACATTTGGCGGATCCGTCAGTCAGGTGTTTGCAGGGAACGGAATTGCAAGATCTGCGTTCGAGTGGAACATTTACAGCCAGAATGCGATCGACCTGTGCGCCCTTCTGCTACCATATTTGAAGGAAAAGAGGGAACAAGCGTCGATACTCATGCAGATTGGGGAGTTCCCTCCGAACAGCGAAGCTCGTCGTAGGCGAATCGAAGCCCTCAGCAAGATGAAAAGGATCGAATATGGAAGCTGACTCAGTTCCACTCGAATACGTCGGAACGAAGGATCTCCTCAAGGAAATCCAGAGGCGATTCGATGACGTTTTGTTTGTAGGCTATCTCAACAAGACAACCGACAACGATCACTACACGTTCTTCTTCAAAGGCTCTTGCCACGGAATTGTCGGCATGAGTGAAATGGTCAAGCGTGTCATGGAGGACACTAATGAACACCACACTTCTGATTGACGGCGACATTCTGCTGTATCAGCTCTGTGCCGCGGCTGAGCAGCCGTTCTATTGGGGCGATGACTTGTGGACGCTTCATGCCGATGAGCGCGAAGTTCGTGAGCAGATCGACAATGAGGTCAACGAGCTCAAGGAAGAGCTTAAGGCCACGAAGATCATCATTGCTCTGAGCGGAGAGACGAACTGGCGCAAGATCGTGCTGCCGACTTACAAGGCGAACCGAAAGGGGACTCGCAAGCCTGTCGTCTACAAGGCGGCGAAGGAATACGTTCGCAGCGTGTACACGGTCGCGGAATACCCGAACGTTGAAGCGGACGATGTCCTCGGCATCTACGCGACGAACAAGAAGGTCAAGGGCGACAAGATCATCGTTTCCGCCGACAAGGATCTCAAGACGATCCCCGGCAAGCTTTACAACCCAGAGAAGCCGGAACTCGGCATTCAGGAGATCTCGCGTGAGCAAGCCGATTGGAACCACATGTACCAGACGCTCGTCGGAGACACCGCAGACGGCTACACCGGATGCCCCGGCATCGGCCCGAAGACCGCTGAGAAGGTTCTTGGAGCTGTTTCTGGGGCAGACCTCTGGCCCGCCGTTACCGCCGCCTATTCTGACGCAGGATTGGGCGAAGGAGAAGCGTTGGTGCAAGCAAGGGTCGCGCGCATTCTTCGACACGGCGAATATGACCCTGCATCCAATTTCGTCCACCTCTGGAGCCCCGATGAATCGCGAAAAGCTGCTGAATCTGCATCGTGAGGTCTGCACCCGCGCCTATTCGCTGATGTGCCGCAAGAATGCGGATTACAGCGGCGGAAACAATGGTGCTGACCCGTTCCTGAACTTCACCCGCTGCGAATCAATGGGAATCACGAGCACGGAGCGTGGTTTCCTCGTTCGACTGACCGACAAGATGAGCCGTCTGAGCACGTTCTGCGATACCGGGACGTTCCAAGTCGCGGACGAGAAACTGGAGGACACCGTTGAAGACATCATCAACTACAGCATTCTGTTCCTTGCCTACGTCCGATCTAAGAAGGAAGCAGGATCAGGGTCTAATGCCGTGGCCGGAAGTGGCTCGTCGGTTCAATGCGGCGAACGGAACGAATATGAGTCAGTATCTGGCCGCGGCTATAGCAAGCAAGGCCCTAGATAAGCTCTTTAAGACGCTTACAGAGCAGGGAAAGCAAATAGATGACTATACGGAATCGCGATGAAATTCCGGACGTTCCGGCTGCTCTTCTAGAGCACTTGGAAGCGGCTATTCCGCCTCGTTGTCCTGAACTTTCTACCCCAGAACGCCAGATTTGGCACTACTGCGGGCAGCGATCAGTCGTGGAAATGCTCCGCGTCTGGCATAACGCCCGTTATAACCCACAAGTCGAAGAGGAATAGCATGTGCGCCCGTCCTAAGATGCCCCCGGCTCCCCCGCCGCCTCCGGAGCTCCCCCCGGCTCCCCCTCCTCCGGAGCCCGTGATCAAGTCGATCACTCAGGAGACGGGTCAGCGGGCTCCCGGTGCTGCTCGTGGGGCAGGGGCGGATGCTATGACGAACATGTTCAGCTTCCTGACGCAGCGTCGTGGCAAGGCGATGCTGACGATTCCTCGGGGTTAATTGATGATTCAAGGGTCAGCTCAGAGCGAGTACTCCAAACTGGAGTCAATCCGCAGCGCGTTCCTCGAACGAGCGCGTGATTGTTCGCGGCTTACGCTGCCGACCCTCATTCCAGATGAAGGATCCACGACGGACAAGCGGTTTCCTACGCCGTTTCAGTCCGTTGGTGCTCGTGGGGTGAACAACCTCGCTAGCACTCTTCTGCTGTCCCTCCTCCCACCTAATGCACCTTTCTTCAGGTTGCTTGTGGACGAAACTGCTCTTCGCAAGATGCAGTCGATGGATCCTCAAATCAAGGCCGAAGTCGAGAAGTCGATGAGTCAGCGTGAGCGGCTCGTCATGCGCGAGATTGAGGCTCAGGCGATTCGTGTCGCAACGTTCGAGGCGATCAAGCACCTGATCGTCGCAGGAAACGTCGGGTTGTACTTCCCGACCGATGGCGGCTCAATGCGCGTCATTCGGCTCGACCGCTACGTCGTCAAGCGTTGCCCTTCTGGCTGCGTCGATAAGGTGATCATTCGGGAGAGCATCTCCCCGTCGATGCTTCCTCCGGGCCTCAATCTGGAGAAGTCAGCCTTTGATCAGCCTTACCTTGATCTCTTTACTTGCATTCGCTCTATTGGCGAGGGCAAGGTCGAGGTCTTCCAAGAGGTCAAGGGTCAAATCATCCCCGACAGCATCACGATCGTTGACAAGTCAAAGTCGCCGTTCATCCCGCTTCGGATGATTCGGATCGACGGAGAAGACTACGGTCGAGGCTATGTTGAGCAGTACCTCGGTGACCTGAAGAGCCTCGAAGCTCTGATGCAAGTCATCGTTGAAGGCTCTGCGGCGATGGCAAAGATCCTGATCCTCGTCGCACCGAACGGATCGACGCGGGCAGCGACGCTTGCGAAGGCTCCTAACGGCGCGATTCGTGAGGGCAGCGCGGCTGACGTTACGGTGCTTCAGGCGAACAAGGCGGCTGACCTGTCTGTCGGCCTTCAGGTGATCGGCCAGATCACGGAACGCCTGTCGTATGCGTTCATGCTGACTGAGGCTTCGATTCGCAACGCGGAGCGCGTCACGGCTGAGGAGATCCGGCTCGTCACCCAGAGCATCGAACGTCAGCTCGGCGGCGTCTACAGCCTCCTGTCGCTTGAGTTTCAGCTTCCGCTCGTCAACAAGATCATGGAGCATATGGAGCGCAGCAAGAAGCTTCCGAAGCTCCCCCGGAAGTTCGTCACCCCGACGATCATTACGGGCATTGACGCCCTCGGGCGTGGCAATGATCTACAGCGGCTTGACCTGTACCTTCAGGGAATCGGGCAGATGGTTGGCCCAGAGGCTCTGAGCGGTACGATCAACATCCGCGAATACATGAATCGTCGTGCAGCCGCCCTCGGGATCGAAACTGAGGGTCTGGTTAAGACCGAAGATCAGATCATGGCTGAACGCCAAGCGGCGTTGCAGCAGCAATACATGCAGCAGATGGCATCTCCTGCTGCACAGGCTGGCTTGCAGATGTATCTTAATCAGAGTCAGCAAGCCCAACAGGGATAACACATGAGCGTTGATCGCGTCGAAATCCACAACCAAGTCGCTTCCCGCACCCACGAACCTTCCGCCGTTCCGGCTGATGCACAGACCATCGTGAATGGTCAGCCTCAGGGAATGACGCCAGTTTCTCCGACTCAGGGAGATCGTCCTGAGTGGCTTCCCCCGAAGTTCCAGAGCCCCGAAGACCTTGCTCAGGCTTACGTCGAGCTTGAGTCCCGGTTTACACAGGTAAACCAGAAGAACTTCGGCGAAAAGGCGGCGGCTGCGAACATCTCGCAGGAAGAGATGCAGAGTTTCTCGCAGGAGTTCATGGAGCTCGGCACTCTTACTGACAAGAGCTTTGCTTCGCTCGAAGCCCGCGGCATTCCGCGCTACGTCGTTGAGAGCTACATCGAAGGTCAGAAGGCTGTCGCTGAGTCTCAGGTCGCCCAGATCTACAATCAGGTTGGTGGCCCGGAGCAGTATCAGGCGATGATCGGTTGGGCGTCTGAAGCCCTTCCCGACAGCGACATTGACGCTTTCAACGCGATGATCGAATCCGGCGACCCCGCTTCGATCAACTTCGCTGTCCGCGGCCTTCAGGCTCGGTATGCGGCTGAGAACAACATGCCGCGACTGCTTCAGGGCGGCACTTCCGGCCCCGGCTCTTCGCCGTTCCGCAGCCTTGCCGAAGTGACTGAAGCGATGCGCGATCCTCGGTATCGCAAGGATCCGGCGTACCGCAAGGATGTCGAAGCTCGTCTGTCGATCTCTCAGGTCTTCTGATGCGGAAGCTGCTGCTGCTCCTGCTTCTCAGCGGGTGCAGCGCATCTCAGGAGATCGGAAGAAATGCGAATTCCATTCGGACAGACGCGCAGCTCCTCATTGACCACGGCACGGCGATCAAAGATCCTGTCGTGGTCAACGCTGCGACTCGGATTGATACTGCTGCTGCTAGCATTCATTTGCTACTGCCTCGTGTAGAGGATCAAGTTCCGGCGTGGCTAGTTACCCTGCAATGGGCGTTGATTGTTGCGGCGTTGATCGCTGTCATCATCGTCCTCTGGCAAACTGGACTAGGCAATGTCGTGCGGATCATGATCGGATGGATCCCGCAGAAGACTCAGGTTGAAGCTAACCTTGCAGCTGATGTGCTAGACGAATCTAAGCCTGAGAACGCACGGGAATACTTTGCGGCCCGCCGTGCGGATCCTCTCTTCGACGCCGCCTTTAAGAAGGCGCGGGCTGCAAAGGAGAAACGGTAATGGAATCTTTCCTCGGCTCTGTCTGGTTCGCCCTGCTGCTCGGTGTCGTCGGCGTGTGCGCGGGCGTCTGGCTCTGCAAGACCAAGAAGATCTAACCCCGCCAAAGATCGCATCTTTGGCCCGACCCACGGAAACGTGGGTTTCTAAACTAAAGTATCCTCCTAAGACGGACAGATTAGGAGGATGCTGTCCTTTTAGGACGGACAGATAGCGTCAGCCCGGTGCGCCGGATAACTGAGATTGCTCCTCATCGTCCACCTAGATTGACACCGAATTCGCTGTCCAGTTCACACAACCTTTTGAGGAGCAATCTCAAATGGCAAACACTTATCAGATTCCTGCCGACCCGTCTCGGCTTGGCCTTAATGCGGCCAACACGGGCGCAGGAAACAACGAACTGTTCCTTAAGCAGTTCGCGGGCGAAGTTCTCACCACGTTTGAAGAGCAGAACGTGATGATGCCCCTTCACATGGTTCGCTCTATTTCGAGCGGCAAGTCCGCGTCGTTCCCTGTGACGGGCGTCGCTTCGGCGAAGTACCACACTCCGGGCGAGTCGATCCTTGCTGAGACGGGTTCGACTCCGTCTCAGGCTACGAGCGGTAATTACACGGTCACCTTCCCCTCCTCGAACAAGTACACGACGAAGTTCAACCACTCGGAGCGCATCATCACGATTGATGACATGCTCGTGAGTGCGGCGTTCGTCGCGAACATCGATGAGGCGAAGAACCACTACGACGTTCGTTCGATCTACACCACCGAGATCGGTCGCGCTCTCGCTTACGTTGCGGATAAGAACCTGATCCGTACCGTGATCGCGGGTGCTACCCGTACTGCGGATCGCTTCGGCGGTTCTAGCACGACGTATCTTGGCGACACGATTTCCTACAACGACGAGGCTACTTCCGCGACCACGCCGACTCTGGGTGAGGAGCTCGTTCAGGCGTTCTTCTCGGCTGCTCGGAAGATGGACGAGCGTAACGTTCCGTCGAACGATCGTTATGCGATCGTTACCCCTGAGGTGTACTACCAGCTCGTTGCGTTCAGCACCGACGCGATCAACCGTGACTTCAACCCTGAAGGCAACGGCAGCATCGCGGGCGGCATGATCATGTCCATCGCGGGCATCAAGATCATGAAGTCGAACCACATTCCGACCACGAACGAAGCTTCGACTGCTATCGCTCCGCACAACGACGGCGGTGTGCAGAACGATGTCTTCGGCGGGAACGGCGTTGGTTACGGTGCGTTTGATTTCAGCCGCTCGAAGGGCGTCATCTTCCAGAGGGAGGCCGTTGGTACGGTCAAGCTTCTGGATCTCGGCGTCGAGAGCGAGTACCAGATTGAGCGTCAGGGTACGCTCATGGTTGCGAAGTACGCGATGGGTCATGGCGTCCTCCGCGAGGAGTGCTGCTTCTGGCTCCGTGGCGATGCGTAATCGCTGCTGAAGATGTGACTTCGGGGGCCACCATCGAAAGGTGGTGGCTCCCTTTTCTTTGGAGGACATATGGCAACGAACAAGACCACGCGCATTGAGGCGATCAACACGATGCTGTCAGTCATCGGTGAGCCTCCGGTAAACTCATTGACGGGCGTGAATCGGGCCGATGTCCTGATTGCCTCATCCATTCTGGACGACGTTTCTCGCGAAGTTCAGGCTGAGGGATGGCACTTCAACACGGACAGCAAAGTTCCGTTCATTGCCGATTCCGTAGGCGTAATTGCCGTGCCAGACAATGTGCTGAGGCTTGAGCTGACCGAAGCTACTTACGGGATCGACCTCGTCACCCGCGACGGCAAGATCTTCAACAAGTTCAATCTCAGCTCCACTTGGAATGTCGGAGCTACGATCTACTGCACGGTCGTCTACCTCTTCGAGTTTGACACGCTTCCTCAGGCGGCGCGTCACTACATCACTCTCCGAGCTGCGCGTATCTTTAGCAACCGAATGGTTGGAGACAAGGCGCACAATGACTACAACTCGAACGACGAGTTCCGCGCCCTGATCACCCTGAAGGAATACGAGGGAGAGACGGGCGACTACACGATGTTCGACAACTACACGATCGGTGAAATCGTCAATCGGCCCCGGATCGCTCCGCGAGTCTTCTGATGCTCCTAGTTTCATCCATTTCAAACTTCCTCGGTGGGGTTTCTCAGCAGCCCCCCGCAATGAGGTTCCAGAATCAATGCAACGAGCAAGTCAATGCCATCTCATCCCCCGTTGAAGGGCTTACGAAGCGGCCTCCGACCGAGCATCTAAA